TAGCATCTGGGCGATGAGGATGACGTCGCCGTCTAGGTAGTTATCCGAGACGCGGACGGCGTTGATCGTCAGGTCGCCGGCCGTGATGTTGTTCGTGAGCGCCGCGGTATCTCCGTTGGAGAGGACGACGCGCTTCACGTTGTCGATGAGCTGGTTCGAGTCGAGGAAGTTTTCCTCGAGCTTGAACCCCTTCAGCGAGATCGCGGCACCGCCGGCCACGAGGGGATGCTGGATGGTGACGGTCTGGCCGCCGACCGACTGTATCGTGTGCTTTCCTGCCATGATCTTCTCCTTACACCACGACGGTGAGATTGCCCTGGATCGTCACCTCGCGAACGTTGTCGTTGTAGGCGGCCGACCAGGCATTCGGGACGATGAACGAATCGCCCGTGTTCGCCAGCTTCGAGAACTTGGGCGCCGTGATCTTGAAGTCGCCGATCTTGCCCATCTGGACGAAAGGCTGAACCACGCCGGCCATGATCGCCAGGAGGGCCTGATAGGTCTCGTCGTTGCGGTAGTGATTCACGCCGGGCTGGGTGAGGTAGGTCGCGCCCTGGACCGAGCAGACGTAGGAGAAGAACTTCACCCACCAATCCGCGCCCGCGAGGCTCCCGTCGAGCAGCCGGCCGCCGAACTGCGCGACCTGCCCGGTGTTGTTGCCGATGGTCGCCCAGTATCCGACGTTCTGGTCCTCGAGGGCGGCGGCGTCCGTCGCCGAAAGGTTGGCCCCGTCGGTCCCCGATCCGCCGATGGTCGAGACGGCCTTGTAGTCCAGGCTGTTCCCGACGGCGAAGCCGGAGAGGTTGAGGGTCGCCAGGCTGATGCCGAGCTGCACCATCGCGCTGTTGTGGTCGCCGGCGTAGTACTCCAGGTGCGGCTTGAGGTTTGCGTGCGCAAGGAGGTAGGCCAGGGACGTGGTCGAGGACTTATTCAAGCAGGTGGCGTCGTTGGTTCCGATCCAAGCCTGGCTGAATTCGGTATCGGTGGCCATGACCGTGGCGAAGGTCACCTGATCCGCCGGCGTCTCCGAGAATAGGAGCTTGAAGAAGCCGAAGGTCCGGTAGAGCGCCAAGGAGGCCGCGAGACCGGTGTTCAGGGTCGTGCCATCGAAGACCACGAGGTAGACCTTCGAGATGGCGTTGTTCGAGTAGAAATCCGTGAGCCAGACCAGGAGATCGCCCTTCACGACGTCCGCGAAATTGGAAGCGGTCGCGAGCTGGTATTCCCCGACGCTGGGCGCGTCCACGAAGTTCGCCGATGCGTCAGCCGTTTTGACGAAGATCACCACCGACTGGAAGAGGTCGCCGACGACTACCTCATTCGTCACCGCTACGGTGTACTTGATCTTGTTCTGGGCAATGCTGCCCTCGTAATCGTTAGCCATTCAAGCTACCTCCCATTTCCGAAGTCAATATCTGGACCTGCGTCGTCTCGGCCTGGATTTCCTCGATCAGCCGGAACGTTACGTTGTATGCCCATACGGTGTTCCCTCCCTCTTGGAAGAAATCCGTCACCGTGTATTTCCCAAATCCTTCGAGGATCGGCTGCGCGCCAAGCGCTTCGAGCGCGTCCAGCACGTCCATCCGGTTCGGCCAGTTGATGATGCTCTGCGCCATCACCTCGGCCTGCTTCCCCACGATCTGCAGCCGGACAGGAACCTCGCAATGCGCCGAGGAAACCGCTCCGTCTTCGTCCTCCCGGTAGAACGGCTTGATCCGCGGGTTCGCGGACTCGAGCTTGAACCCGATCCAGTTCTCCGCGAGGTTCCCATCCTGCGGGTTCCACCAGTTTCCCTGGAGCGGGACGACGCGCGCCAAGGGAAGCTTGAAAATCGCTACTAGGAATGACCGGAACTCGCTCGAGGTCATCCGAAATTCCCCTCCCCGGTTTCCCATGCGTCGGCCGGCACTGAGGCCTTCCCGGGTGCCGTGCCTATCACCTTTTCGAGGTCGTGGAAGTAGAATCCGCCCTCAGTCGGCCAGTCCGATTCGGACATGACCCGGTAGACGATCCCTCCGAAATCCACGAACCGCCCCATGCTGCCGATCGCATCGGGGAATTTTGTTTTCGTCCAGAGCCGGTAGTGAACCGACCGGACGAGGTTGCCGTTCTCATCCTTCACCGTGCTCGTCGACGTCTGGATGACACCGTTCGCCTTCACGATGTTCTGCCGCGGGCCGTATCCATCGTTCAGCCCTGCTTCCGCGTCGAAAAGCAGGAAGCTCCGGATCTGCTCCGGAAAGGCCAGCAGCATTTCCCCGTAGACGCCCATTAGGACTTCTCCGAGGCGTAGGTCAGCGCCGCGACGAGCTCGCCGGTATCGATCATAGGGGTGTTCCCGCCGGCGCCCGCGCTCGTTCCCTTGTTCTTGATCGTCGATTCCGCGTTTGGGGCGATTCCGGGGAGATCCCCGTCGACGTATTCCTGGATCTTCCCGACCGTAAAACTCGCGACCTTCGCGATTTCCGCGTCTCCGGTTCCGCCTTCTATGAGCGCGGCCGAGAGCTGCTTGAACCCCTTCTGTATTCCTTCCCACCCTTTCTCGATTCCAGGAGCGAGGATGGGGCGAGGGGGGACCGTGATCTTTTTCCCATTCCGCGCCTTGAACGCGAATCCGGCTTCCAGCCATGCGATGAGCTTCGCCATGGGTACCGGCTCTGTGGATTTTTTCCCCTTGGCCTTCGGGGCGTGAATCCGACCACCTAAAATGCCGACCTTAATGATCACCGACTTCGGTGCCTTGAGGATTTGATGGCGGGTGGTGCGAACGGTCACATCAACCATAGATGCCGAACCTTTCCGGCGCGCTCAGGATCATCTGGAGAGCCTGAATGCCGAAGGTGTTGGAATTGAGCACCTTCAGGGAGTCCTGGACCTGCGCGAGGTCGAATGACAGGGACGTCCCCCCGATGCTCTTGGAAGAAACGGGCATACCGCCCGAAGCCATTACGCCTCGGACGGCGCCCGGGAAGAAATTGGCGAGATGCCAGGCCACGAGAAGGTTCTCGAGAGCCAGGCGCTTTGCGGCGCGGATTTCGGCCGACAGCGCTGCCCAGAAGGAAAGCGCCCCGGTCCACTGGGCGTTCACCGTCAGGATGGCGGCCGACACGTCGGCGTCCTTCACCTCGGTGAGATCGAAGTTTTTCCAGTAGGCGAAATCCGCGGCCGTGATCATTTGACCTTTCCCCCCAGATCGATGATCTGGGCCTTGAGCGTCTCGTTCTCAGCCTGCAGCGCGGCGTTGTCGGCCTTGAGGGCCTCGAGGGCCTTCACGGCCTCGTTCGCGCGCTCCTGCTCCTGGGCGATCCGCTCGGTGGCGTTCAGGTATCCGGAGGGGACTTTGTCCAGGATCCGGATCATCTTCGCCTCGAGGAATTCCTTGAACACCTTTCCGGAGATGGCGTTCTTGTCGCCATCCTCGTACCTCTCGCGGGAGAAGTACTCGAAAGCAGCCGGGCCGATGAACGCGATGTTCTTCGGCGCCGACTTCTTCGAGGGCAGGTCGATCTTCCCTCCCGGCCAGCTCAGGGTGAACTGGTGCGGGAGGAAAGACTGGATGATCTTGTCTTCTTCGATCGTCTTTGCCTGCTTGGCCATCGATTACGCTCCGAATCCATAGTAGGCGGCGATCGCCGGGGTGTACGGGCAGATGACGCCGGCGACGCGCCGGAGGGTCTTGAACTGCTGGCCGTACTGGCCGGGGGTCACCGGGAAAACGAAGTCCTTCAGCGGGATGCCGAAGGGAAGGAGCGGCTCGACCTCGTTGTCCACGCCGGTGGAGATCTCGGGCGAGGAGAGGAGGAGGTAGTCGTGGGCCAGGGGGTTGAACGGGTTCACGGCGCTGGAGTTGAGCAGCGGGTCCGAGCGGAAGTTGAAGGTCACCTTCTGCTTGCCCTTGCCGAGGCCGGCGTTGAAGTTCTTCTCGAAGATCTGGGCCGGGGTCTCGGGGTTGTAGGTCTCGCTGTAGTTCAGGGAGTTGTACCAGTTCAGCGCGTAGGGGGACATGGTGATGTCGACCTTGGTGAACTTGTTCTGGCTGCCGGTGAGGAAGGAGTTGACGAGGGTCGCGAGCTGCTCGTAGGCCAGCTGGCCCTTGTGAGTGCTGGATCCGGCGATGATGTCGGCCAGGGAGGTCCCGGAGAAGGCGGAGGCGCCGTTCACGGTGAGGAGGCCCTCGGTGTCGGTCGAGCTGTTGCCGTAGTAGCCCAGGGCGGCGGTGATGATGCTGAGGACCCAGTTGGCGTACTTCTGCTTCTGGCTGATGAGCTGTCCCGCATAGGGAACCGAGCTCTCGGTCTTAGCGCGCTCGAGCTCTTCGACGGTCAGCGAGTAGGTCACGGCGAGATTGATGATCTGCGTGGACATGAGGCCAGTCTGGACGTTCACGTCGTCGCTGATGGTGTTGTTCGGGGCGCCGGCGTTGCCGATCATGCCGAATCCGCCACCGTAAGCGGCGAGCGGGAGGTTCATGACGGTGGCCCAGGGTCCGTTGACGCCGGGCTGCTCGTTCACGAGCTCCTCGAAGATGGACCAGGTGAGCGGCTCCATGAACGGCTTCGCGAACCAGGAGGCCTGGTTCGGGGAGAGCAGCTGGGAGCTGATGAGGTCGACGGCGTCGCCGACGAACCCCGCTACCTTGCGGATCACGGCTTCCTGGTCGTACTTCTGCGTCCTCGAGTTGTAGACGAAGCGCGTGGCCACGCCGTCCGGATTCTGCTTGAACACGGCGTCCAGGGCGGCAGAGATGCCCTGCTGCCCGGGCTCGTAGACCCTGCCCTTGAGGTAGGAATCTCCGACGAACACGGGGGACATGGCCCCGGGGCCGGCGCCGTAGCGCGGGTTGGCCGAGGGTCCGATGTCGAAGAGCATGTTCTCCAGGTTCTGGTAGGCGAGCGGATTCGCCATCTTCACCACCTGGAAGACCTTGTCCATGAAGGACTTGAGCTTGGGATCGATGTTCATGGTCCCCTCCTTTACGCGGCCGCGATGAAGCCGACGATGGTGATGGTCATGTCGCTTCCGGCAGCGAAGTTGTGATCGGCCGCGACATCGAGGCCTTTGGCGGCGGTCAGGCCGACGCCGGTGCGGATGGCGGTCCCCAGGGTGACGCCGGTCGAATGCTTGCCGAGCTGGGCCTGGCTGGTGAGCTGGGCCTTGGCGATGGCGGCGGCGACGACGGGAGTGTCCGCGGTGTCCTGGATGTTGACCACGGTTCCGGTGGTGTCGGTCCAGGCGACGGTCCCGTTGACAGAGATGTCGAAGTCGTCGATGAAAACCTTGTTCCCGGCTCCGACTTCGGCAGCGGTCAGCACGTGCACGGGGGTCGCGCCCGCGGCAGAGGTGAGGGTGACGGTCTTGCGGAAGGGCTTGCCGGCCAGATTGGCGGCGGCGTCGATCTTGGCGCTCAGGGCGGAGACGGAGCTGGAAAGGGCGGCCACGTCCACGGACCCGGCGGGGAAGTCCCAGAACAGGATGACGGAATCGCCGCTGTCGGACACGTCCAGGACAGCCGCGGGGGCAATGGTCCAGCCGGAGGGGGCTGAGCCGGAGGCGAGGAACTGGACCTCGCCGGTGGTGTCGTTGTAGATGACCTCGCAACCGATCACGGGATCGATGGCGCTGGTGGCGGTCTTCCTCCAGGAGGAGTAGGCCACGGGGCCCTTGCGGAGCACGGTCATCGGGGTGTCGGCGATGTAGTGGTCCGAACCCGCGGGCTGGTTCTGGGCGATCGCCTCATCGAAGAGCACGATGCCCGTGTGGACGTCGCCGCCGGCTCCGATATAGAAGTTGTGCGGCGCGGCCGCATCCGCCGAGACGACGCGGCCGAAATAGGCCTCGTTCCCGATGTTCTCGGTCTTGCTGGAATCGAAAATGCCGCCCACGGTGAGGCGCATTTCTTTCGGCCCGGCGGGGTATCCGTTTATGGGCGCTTTGCCGCGATACGAGACTCCCGTAAAGCGGGGAATGTTGGTGGTTACCTGCATGGTTACTTACCTCCCTTCTTGTTCCACCTGGAATCGAGGAACGATACGAGGCCCTCTCCGGCCTTCGTGGTTTCTACGCTGGTCCTGAACGCTCCGACGGAGTCGTCCGCCTTGCCGTCGCCGGCAGGCTTGTCTTCGGGCTTGGGCGGCTCGCTGTCGCCGACCTTGCAGCCGTCCGCGGCGCCCTTCCCCTGGGACAGGAGAGCGCGAACCGCTTTGACCTCTTCGGCCGTGAGGGGCTCGTCCCCGTCCGGCTCCTTGTGGGCCTCGGCGACCGGGGCGCCGTCCTCGGGCTTCTTGTCCTCGGGCGTCTTCGGCGTGGTCGGGTCGGCCCCGCTTCCGCCGGCGGCTTCCGCGGGCTTCGGCTCTTCCTTGGGCTCCTCTTTGGGCTTGTCGCCCTCGGGGGCCCCGTCCTTGGCGGGAGGCTCTTCCTTCCCGGAGACGTCGGACATCGCGTCCCCGTCCAGCTTCTCGAAGAGGTCAGCAACCATCTTCCCGGCCTGGGCGGCGGTAGCGTCGTCCTGGTCTTTGAGGCCTACACCGAAGTCCTCGAGGACGCGCTCGAGCGTGCCCTTCTCTTCAGACTCAGGTAAGTCGGCCAGAAAGCCCTTGAGCTCTTCGACCCTCTTCTGGATTTCGGAGTCGTCGAGCGTCGATCTGTTTCCGACGAGGTCATCGACCTTAGCGCGGAACGCGCCCAGGTCGGAGTCCTTTACGCCGGCGGCAAGCTTCTTGGCCGCATGCCAGAGCCCCGACGCGAATTTCTTCGCTTTTTCTTTCAGCTTCATATCGCACCTCGAATCTGCGATTTTTACGTCGGGGCCACCTCGGCCCTGAACGGTTAACGCCAAATGGTTCACTTCGGATACCGAATCCATGACGATCTGGTATTCCCTATCCTGGTACGCTCCCTCCTTCCAGACGAAATGCCCGGAGTATCCCGGGGAGACCTCGCGGATCCCGGAGTCATAGGCCGCGATCCCCTCGGCGTCCAGGAGGTTCACCGAAGACTTGATCACGACCTCGTTCTTGTCGTCACTCGGGATCATGACGCTGGAATCGCCCGTCCACCCGATGACGTGGTCGCGGTAGTTCTTGGGGTTGATCCATGCGACGTGCTCGCGGGTGATCGGCAGCTTGGTGAACTTGTCGTGGGCCGCCATGAGGACTGAGGCCGGGCGGTAGACCTTGAACACGTCGATCCCGTCGTAGACCTTCGGGATTTCCCGGAGCCCCAGCCCCGCAAGCTCCCCGCGCGAGTACTCGTAGATTCCCGACCGTGCGATGATGACGTCCTTGGCGATGCGCTCTTTCATACAGCCTCCAGGTCAGCGAAAACCGGGACCTTGCGGCACCGGCAGTTGTACTCGTCGAGCTCCGCTGGCGGGTTTGCCACGTCGAATATCTTCCCACGGAGGGCGAGATGGGTCTTTCGGGTCCGGCCATCCCGCACGGGAAGGACCTTGAATTTGGTCGTCCCGGCCTGGGCCATCGAGGCATCAGTCATCGACTTGTCGAAGCGCTGCATCTGGTCCCGGGCGAAGAAGCGGGAGAACGATCCTACTTCCTCATGTGCCTGCTTCAGGAGCTCGTTCACGGTCTCGATGTTCCCCTTCCCGCTGATGTACTTGGAGAATTCCTCGATGAAGTTCTGGCGGATGGCGCTCTTGCCCTCGCTGATCTTCTGGATGGCCTGGTCCACGTAGGTGCGCTGGACCTCCTCGAGCTTGTCCACGAAGACCTCATCGCGGTCGAGGCCGTAGGAAACGCGGAGCTTGTACCGGGGATCGGCGTCCGAGCTCGAGAAAAGGCTTTTGAACCAGGACTGCTGGGCCTTGGCCAGGGCGCGAAGAAGCCGGTTCCGGAGCGACGTATCCCCGGAGGGCGCGAGGCGGAGCTTCCGGCGGATGATGTCGATGAGGTTCTCCGGGCTGATGTTGTCCGCGACGAAGGCGCTGTCCCCGGCGTACTGGCTGCGCAGGAGGGCGAGCTCCGCGCGGAATTCCTTCTCCGCGATCCGGCCGAGCATCTCGACGATGTCCATGGACGGGAAAACGGCGCCGGCGCGCCGCTGGGCCTGCAGGGCCTCAGAGGTCTTGTCGTTGTAGACGAAGCCGTTGCGCCGGATCACGCCCGACCTCCAAGAATCCCGCCCAGGAGCCCGGAGCCCGCGGGGGCTTCGCCCTCGGGATCGGCGTTGTCCAGGTTTGCCATGGCCGTGACGACCTCATCCGGGACCTTGACGGTGGGGATGCAGGAGCTGGCCAGGGCGAGGGCCTCCTTGGCTGGCATACCGACCTCGGAGACGAGGTTCCGCAGGATCTCAGCGAAGGCCTTCCCCTGCTCCATCCGTTCCTCGTTGGTGACCATCTGGGGCGGGTTGAAGTTGATCTTGATGTTCTCGATTTTCTTGAAGGCCGGGGAATCGGTCCCAAAGCAAGAGACGACCAGCATCTTGACCACGTTCTTGAGCTGCGAGGCGATGTTGTTGGCGATGCGCTTGGTGACCTCGGACTGCATCATGGTCACGTCTTTCTCGTTCTCCGAGAAACCGGTCGGGTTTTGGTGGAAGAGGATGTTGTTCGAGATCTCGGACTTGGCGCCAATGTCCTCCTGGAGGATCTTGATCAGGTCCCAGTACCCGGTGTAGGTGCGATCGAGGATCTTGATCTCGCCCAGGGAGTTCTGGGTGCGTGGGCTCAGGATGGACCAGTTCCGCATCATCTCGGCATTCTTCTCGGCGAAGTCCTTCGCGAAACCCGCCCCGTTCTGCGCGATGATGCCGTCCAGGGGGATGTGGTGGTACATGAGGCTGATCTGCTGCGCCATCGTCGGGATGGCCATGATCCCCATCTCGTAGGCCAGGACTGAGCGCATCCAGCTCTCGATATCCGAAACCCCCCAGCCGACCTGGCGGATCACGCCCCAGAAGGGCAGCTTCTTCGGGCGGATGACAGCCATGCGCGAAGTCTTGATAGTGATCCCCGCCATGGGGACGAAGTAGGATTTCGGGTTGATGTACGATTCCGCGCTCAAGTTGAAGTCCGGGACGAGGACCGCATTCCACCGGTCGGCCGTCCAGAACCGCCTAAGGCTCCCCTGCTTGAGGATGCCATCCTTGAGCAGCTCTTCGAAGCTCTTCAGGTATGTGAGGGAGTTCTCGATCGCGAAAGCCGGGACCAAGAGGGAGCCGCCGTAGATGAGCCCGTCGCGGTTCGCTTCGATGATCGCCGCGCTGAGGCCGAGCCCCTCCGCGTAATCGTGCAGCGCCTTGGCTTCGTCCTGCTCGAGCCCGTCGAAGGTGTAGCCGTTCAGGATGATGCCCTCGGCCTTCTTGTCGATGATCTTCCCGGGGATGCCGCCAGATGCGTAGATTCCCGTCGCCTCGTCCGGGGTGAGGGAGATCGGCACGTAAGCAGTATTGTACATGGCGGGGTCAAGGGCGGTCCCGATGCCGGTGATGTCGTTCTGGAAGCCATCCATGGCCTGGGTGAGCATCGACTTGACGCGGTTCCCCGTTTCGTGGCGCGCCTCGTCCAGGGACTGGAATCTGCCCGGGTCTTTCACCATATCCGCGCGCACCGAGTCGAGGACCAGCTGCCGGACATCGGCAATGGCGCTCATCGAGAGCGGCTTCAGGTCCTTAGAATCGCGGACCCTTCCGTCCTCGCAGCGGGACAGGGAGTTCCCCGAAGCCTTGTCGATCTTGTCGAAGAGCGAGTTTTCCGGGTAACCCATTACGCCGCCTCCCTATGTCCGACCTGGAAGAGATCGAAGAATTCCGGAAGCGAGCTGACGAGGCGCCAGATGACATACTCGTTCGAATCGCAGATGTGGTCGGGAGCGGCCTCGCCCTTTCCCTTCTCGGGCTTGCCGGTGTTGTCGAACTGCCGCACCTTGAGGGCCATCTTGAGGTCCTCACAGTCGGGACTGATGAGCAGGCGGCCAAGTTCCATGAGCTTGTTGACGAAGAAGATGCGCTCGATGATCGGAGGGTTGATCGTGCCCATGCGCAGCTCGATGTTCTGGGACCGGATCTCGGACACGTACCCCTGCATGATCTCCTTGCCGCTCGCGTCCGGGTACCAGAGGATCCGGTTGACCGGGAAAGCCGCCCGGATGATGCGCGGCGCGTCCCCGATCACTGGGAAGCTGAAGGTTTTCACGGCGTAGGCCTTGCCGGATCGCACCACGTAGGCGGTTCCCTTCGAGAAGCCGGAGTTGAGGTCCTGCCCGATATGGATAGTCTCGTTCGGCTCGATCTTGATCGCTTCCTGGAGATCGACCTTCGCGGGCTCGTACTGGGCGTACACGCGGCCGGTGGTCAGATTGACGAACTCGCCCTCGAGGTAGGCCCGGCGCTCGTTCTCGTTGTAGATCGCGTAGAGGTTTTCGACGTAGCTCGGGTCGTTATGGGTGTTGTCCTTCGTCTTGGCGCGGAGGAGGTAGAATGGCCGCTTTTTCTTCCGGAGATCCTCGACGATCGTGTACATGCCCTTGTAGCCCTGGGCCGTCGTGGCGAACACGGCGTAGGGCGCCCGGCCGTCCGGGAGGGGCTTCCGGCAGCGCTCCTTAATCGCCTTGTACGCCTCGACCGCGATCTCCTGGGGGAGCTCATCGTGTTCGTCCGAGATCCCAATCTGCAGGGTGTAGCCGTAGATGAGCTTCGGGAGGCTGGTCGCGATGATGTAGAAAATGGCGTTTCCCAGGAGGAGGACCGACTTCTGCGAGTTGTACCGATACTGGATGCTGTTCTGGTGGCAGAACACGAATACCTCGTTCAGGAGGTTTTTTTCCATAAACGTGATCGTCGGGCCGAAAAGCCCCACCGTGACCGGCTCCTCGTACATCGAGGCGATCGTCAGGACCAGCCAGACCAGCGCCCAGGTCTTCCCTGAGCCGTAGCCCGCGATGAGGAAGAAATCCCCGATGTCCCGGTACACCTGGGGGGCGACGACGATTTTCTCCTGGTGGGCGAGGGGCCGGGGGTCGTTAATCGCCATGCGATACCTCGGCGTTCGGGTCGTCGGCCAGGAGGGCGGGGTTGAGGTTCAGGACGATGGGCTTGTAGGAATTGACATCAATCGGCTGCTCCGGCTTCCCCCATCCCCTGTCCCAGATGGCCGTGGCGGCCTTCACCCGGGCGGATTCCTGGGCGTCCTCATTGCACATGATCGACTCGAGGACATCGAGCGCTTTGATCGAGAGGGCCTGCGCCGCCTCCCGGAGCCCCGCCGGAAGCTTCGGCCGGCCGCCCGGGTTGCCGGACTGACCCTTGGCCCACGGCTTCCCGGGAGCTGCTTTCTCCGTGCTCTGAGCGGACTTCGTCGCGGTATTCTTGGCCTTGGAAACGCCTTTAGCAGGCTTCGCGCCTGCCTTGGTTGAGTCGATGGTTTTCTTGGAGTTCTTCGCGGAGGGCTTGCTTCCCTTCGTGCTCATGCAACGTCCGGGCGCGGCTTCTGGAGGTCCGCGCATACCTTCGGCGTACCTGTCGCCAGGTCGTCCCGGACACCGTCCGGCCGTTGCTTGCGGTTAGCCCGCTCGTCCGAGAGAGGGATGGGGCCCTCGGATTCGCGTTAGTGGCTGCCCACGTTCTAAACCTACACCCCGAAAAAGTTTTTTGCAATATCCATTTAGAATCAAAATATATCCCGAATGCTAAGGCCGCTTTTCCCCCAGGTCGTCCACGAATCGCACCGTCTCCGTCTTGAAGATCAAGTGCGATCGTCCGCCCGCTCCCTCCCGGTTCTTCGAGACCAATACATCGGTCGGTATTTCCTTGCACGTATCCTCGAGGTCGACTTGGCGCTTCCGATGCATGAGCATCACGATATCCGCATCCTGCTCCAGGGACCCGGATTCCCGTAGGTCAGCCAGCCCCGGCTCCTTCCCCTCGCTGTCCCGCTTGAGCTGGCAGAGGAGCACGATGGGAGTCTTGAGCTCCTTAGCGAGGGCCTTGAGGTCCTGGCTGATCTGGGCGAACACCTCCCAGCGCTGCTTCCGCGTGTCCGAGCTGCGGATGAGCGAGAAGTGGTCGATGAAGATCACCCGCACCCCGTCCCGCTTGACCATGCGCCGGGCCCGGATCTTGAGCTGGTCGATCGATATCCCGCTGGTGTCGTCGATGAACAGGTTGGCCGCATAGAGCCGTGCGGTGAAGTCGGAGATGCGGTCGAGGTCCCCAGCGCTCAGGAAGCCGCTCCGGAGCTTCGACGCCCAGATCCCCGTACTCGACGACACCATGCGCGAGGTGAGCGACTTCTGGCTCATCTCGATCGAGAACATGCCCGTAGGTATCCCAGCTTCGAGGGCCATGTTGAGCATGATGTTGAGCTGGAGCGCCGTCTTTCCAATCGAGGGCCGGGCACCGAGGACCACGAAGTCGGTGGGCTGTAGCCCGATGATGATCTTGTCGATGTTCTCGAATCCCGTCTTGATCCCGTCCATGGTCCCGGGCGCCGCGCACAAGGCTTGCAGGCGGTCGATGAACTCCGGTACGAAGGTCTTCGTCGATCGGTATTCGTTCGCCCCCGAGTTGTCCAGGATGCCCTGGATGTCGGAATTCTTCACCGAGATGATCTCGCTGGCCGGGATGGACCGGTCCCGGATCTCAGCCTCGAGCTCCTTCGCCTTCGTGAACGCCTGGCGCCGCATCGAGCAATCCTTGATCTGCCCGATGTAGTAATCGATATTCGCCGCGGAGGGCACGCCATCGGTCAGCACCGCCACGTCGATCTGGGACACGCCCCCGCCGTTGACCTTGATCTGGTCGAAGACGGAAATGAGGTCGATCGGGTTCTTGTTCCGGTCCAGGGCACGCATCGCCCGGAGGATGGTGCGGTTCTTCGGGAAGTACAGGTCCTCCTCGGACACGATCCCCGCCTGGTCGAGCGCCGAGTTGTCGAGCATAATCGCTCCGAGAAGCTGACGCTCCGCCTGCTCGTTGCGGAAGACGGCGTCATCCATTCGCGAGCTTCCCCTTCGCGATCTGCGCGTCGGTCACGGGAGTTCCGCGCTGGTGGTGGCACTTGCGGCAGAAGTCGTCGAGCATCCAGCCTTCGGCGCCGCAGCACTCGCATTTCTCCTCGACGCGCTTCTTCGGCGTCTCGACCTTCGGCTCCTCGAGGTAGTCGGCGAAGCATCCAAGGAAGGTTCCGGGCAGCTTGGTGAACTTCGTCTCGGTCTGGTCTTGCAGAAGGCGGTATTTGTAGGCCTCGAGGGCGCGCATCAGGGCGGCGTGGTCGATCTCGGTCTTCACGACCCGCTTGTAGACTTTCTGCGCAGCGCTCTTCCCCTCCTTCCGTGGGTAGGATTCGTAGAAGGCGAGGAACGATTCCGAATAGTCTTTTTTCGATCCCGTCGATTTTCCTAAATCGACTATATCTTTCTTAACCTTACCTAACCTAACCTGGGTTTCCAATTGGTTGCCTTCCGGTATACAATTGGTTGCCAAATGGTTGCCAAATGGTATACCATTTTTGTATGTATATGCGCCATTTGGCTTTATTTCAAGTTGGTTTTTTTCATCCTGATATACGGTGGTTTTGTATCGATCTTTTCGGATAGCGTTATGCATTCTCCAATGCTTGATGACGATAACGCCAGAATCGAAGGGGATGATGAAGCTTTTTGCGCAAAGCAACCGCGCGTCATCGTCCGAGCATCCGATGGTCCGTTGTATTTTTTTGGGGTTATTTATGAATCCGTCGTCGTCAGCGCGCATGCACAAATGGAAATATAAATTCTGTGTTGAGTGCGGCATATCGCAAAACGCATCGCTATCGATGATTGTTTTTGCGAACATTCTTCTGTCGGCCATCATCCCCTCCCTGGGTTATGCTCGTGTGGATAGACTTCTTTGTCGTTGATATTTAAGGCATTTCTCCATAATCAGAATAATCACGGCTATTTTTTTCTTCTGGAGATTGGATACATACAGCGGCCAATCCTCCAAATAGAAAAACCATTATCAGAAAACCCGTTCTGATCCCCTGGAAACGCTCGCCTTCTGAAATGCTCCATTCAATGCCATGAAGTACAAAACAGAATGAGCAAAAAATCAAAAAACCTATTAAAATTGCAGCTGCCGCTCTTTTCAACCAAATCATCTAGCTTCCCTCCTTCTCGTCGAGCGGGGCGAGGATGGCTTGTATGATTTTCTCTCGGCCTTCGGGTGCTACCAATAAATTAAGAACCCTCTCCGCCGCCTTCGTCAGGAGGTCGCGGTCGCGCTGGGCATCTGCCGCAACAACGGCCTGCACTAGATAATATGAAGCGTTGCGATGATCTGCTCTTCCCTCGTTATCGATGCGGTATCGCGTAAGTTTTAGCGTCATCGGGTCAGTCTGCGGCATGGGGCGACTCCTTGTCTTCATATGAACAGTTTATTGCACCATTACCAGACCTACCTTGGAAATGTTCGCAATCCTGGCAATGGGCAGAAAAAACATATGGCGGGTTAGGCGTGTAATTTAAAAAAACCGTTTCTTCTTTTTGCTTTTTCGTTATATGTTGATATGGGCAGAGAGTTAAACACCGGCCACTTTTTACTTGCCATCGAAAATCTATTTCCTTCATCCCCTCCTCCCTTCGTCCAGTTCGCTCAGGGCCTTGAGTAGCCGTTCAGCATAGTTTTTCGTTAAGATATGTTCACGGCGTTCGTCATTCCCGCGCATTTCCGCTTGATCCATGCTATAGATAATTGCTTTGCATGTCCCTTTCACATTCTCAACCAGTGCAGCGTAGCGCTGATCGAGCTTATCCGCCCTTGCCTGTTCTTTTTCGATTGCCTTGAGCGCAACTTCCCGCGCATCTGCCGCTCGTGTGGCGGGGTTATTTTTGAGTGCCGAACCGTCGAGCCATTTGTCGGTCGAGAGCATAACGGCGTCGAGCTCGTCCATGCGAAAAGCGTTGATTGCTGAATCCCGGGCGCAGTTATCGCAACGCTCCTCGCGTCCTGCCTGGCGCTGGGCGGCGTCGCGGGATTCGAGCCACGCCCTTATTCCGTTGGCCATTCCGTTTCCATCGAAAAAGCAATCAGAGCACGACGCGTCGTGCTCTATCGTATGCTCAAGATCAAGCCATAAGCGACGAAGGGAAACGACTGCGGCGTCTATCTCCTCCGCGCTCTGGACGGTAGTGGGTTTGGTATTATGTACGGAGCAAGGTAATTCGCATCCTAAACAATAACCGTTACAACCTGCGGGCTTTGGCTTAGAAAATATGTCGCTCACCTCGTCGCCTCCAGTTTTAAACGCCAAGCTTTAAGCCCTGGGCATTCACACGGAACCATTGTTTTCCCATATAAATTACAGGTTACGCAGGGGCATTTCTGCCATCCTCTTTCTCCGCATGATACGACCCGTCAGCGTGGCGGAAGGCGGGGACAGCTCGCACGTTAAGTGCTATAAAATCTGCTAGCGTTTCTTTCGCGGAGAAAGATTCAGACTTCCCATTAAGCATCAGCCCATCCGCCCCTATCTCGTCCAGGTGCGCTCGGATTATCTCAGCGACGGTTTTCATTGCGCTTCCTCCCCTATCTCCTCGACCTCGACCGCCTCGTCCTCCAGGATGGACAGATCGCACTCGGTCAGCGTCCGCTTGCGCGTGAAGTGCTGCCCGAGCATGAAGCCAGAGCCATCCGAGTGCGGACATGCGCCGTGCCGGTGGTGCTCGTCGTGCGGACGATCGCAGTTCGCGCAGAGGTTCGGGTCGTCGTGCGGAATCGGGGAGAAGCGGATGTACTCCGGGGACTTCTGGCGGAAGGCGCGGGAGAGAAGGTCGCCGATCATATGTTTTCCTCCACTTGGTCGATTATTTTCTGGCACTCGTCCGGCCGGTTCCCGCAGTTACACGCCGAGTTGCATCGGCCGCGGTGGGTCCATTTCTTGTTGAAGGGGCTGTCGATCACCTTCGCGCCGAAGCGGAGACGGTTGGCTTTCGTGTTCGCGATGCAATGGGCGATCTCGCCCTGGTCGAAGGGGACGAACTCGCCGCAGGTCTGGCAGAAGCCGCCGTCGCGGTAGTAGATCGCCCAGCGCTGGTCGAGGAGGTCCATGCCGGCGCGGGTGATGCCGTCGAACTTGATCCTGGGCGAGGGGTGGAGGCTACCCATTGAGCAGCTCCGGGGTATCGTAGATATTGCCGACGACTTCGAGAAAAATGATAATTTCATCGAAATGATGATGACCCGCAAGGCCGACAAAATCACCCGAAGAAATGTATCCAAAGCCTCCATTATTAAAAATTATTTCGCGAATGGAGCCACTGAAGAATCTACAAAAATCGCCCTCGTATATCTCGCGGCCATCCTTGTCCTTGAGCCCCGTGAACGACTCAAGGACGACCTTCGGCGGCTGCACCGTGTCGATCACGTCGCCGCCGTTCTCACCGCGTCGGTCCACATAGACCGTCCCATCGCCGCAGATGGTGATGTCCTCGGGGAGGAGCCAGCGGTTGAACTGCGGGTCCCAGGCTCGGAATTTATGTTCGCGCATTTTCTGCCTTCTTCATTCCTTCGATTATTTCGCCGAACTTCTTGGAGTTGACGCCCGCTTCGACCATCTCGCGGATTAGGTCGTCGATCGTCTTGGTTCTCTCTTTCTTCGTGTAGTCCGCCCAGCTCTTGAGCCGGCCGCGGATGAACTGCCGCTTCTCGGGGTCCTTGCGCAGTTCCTCCGGGATCTCCTCGTAGGTCTTCGCGTCCTTGATGACTGGCCTCCCGTCCTCGATGACCGCGTAGACGAAGGCCTCGAAGCCGGCGCCGAGGTGCTTCTTGATGTTGTTGCGGAAATCCTCGAAGCCCTTCGACGGATAGGACGCGCACCCGCTGCGCCAGTACTCCTGGACGAGGGCGTGGAAGGCCTTGCCCTGCCGTACGGTGCCCTCGTCGGCCTCCTCGAGCTCATAGACCTTCCCGACGACCGGGGCATCGGCCGATTGAACCATGTATTGATCGCCGGGAAGTATCGTAATGAGCATGGTCTACCTCAGAAGGGAATGTCGTCCGCGAAGTCGTCGCGGGAACCGCCCGCGCTGCCTCCTCCCTGCCCCGCCCCTGCGCCCGGCGCGTGTCCCTGGCGTGATTCCCCGCCCGAGCCCGTCTGCGCCCCGCCTCGCGCGTTCTCGCCGCCCCCGAGGAGCTGGACCGATTCCGCGATGATGCCGACCTTGGAGCGCGCCTGGCCGTCCTGTTCCCAGCGGTCCTGGTGGAGCTCGCCCTTGATGGCGATCTGCTTGCCCTTGGTGAGGTATTGGTTGACACTTTCGGCCGACTTGCCGAACAGGGTGACATCGATGAAGGACGCCTCGTCCTCCCAGTTGTCGCCGTTCTTCTTGCGGCGGTTGACGGCGATGGAGAAGCGGGAAACTGCCAATCCGCCGGAAGTATGTTTGAGCTCGGCGTCCCGGGTGAGGCGGCCGATGATGGTGACGCTGTTCATGTCCACGCTCATGCTATCTTCTCCTCGATCCGCTCGAACTCGATTCCGTTGGCGGCCAGGAAGGAGGCCAGCTCGTTGAGCTTCTGCTTCGTGCATCGGACGCGGAACACGCGTTCGACGGTCTCGTCGGCCTTCGGGTTGAAGACGATAGGCTCCTCGGGCGCCTGGGCTACGGGAGTGGACTCCTGGTCGGGCTCCAGCGTGGGCTCGGCTGCCGGCGCTCGCTTGGCGGCCTCGGCGCGCGCCAATCGGTCGCGGTTGGCCTGGAGCTGATCGGCCTGGGCGAAGGCCTTCTCGATGCTCAGGGTGTCGAGGTAGAAGGCCTTGGCGGCGTCCTTATCCTCGGACGGCAGGCGGTCGAGGAGGACCAGGTCTTCCCGGATCTTCTGGATGCGGGCCGTGATCGCCGCCTCGACGTCCTTCATCTTGGCGGTCTTGTTCAGCCAGGAGGGGTCGAAGATCCGGTCGAAGGTGACGAGGTCGAAGGCCTGGGCCCTCCAGAAGGCCTCGATGGCCTCCCGCTTCTCGTCCTTCTCGCGCTTCTCGTCGGCCTTGACGATCTCGTCGATGGCCTTCGATGCCTTGCCGATCTCTTCGGTCGCCTCGCCGATTATGTCCTCGAACTCGACGAAAGGTTTCATGAAGTCTTTTTTCAGCTCGATTTTCCGGTCGTTTAGGCGCTTGGCAGCGGCGTTCAGATCGGCCCTGTCCCGCTTCGCCTCGGCGATGTTGTCGGGCCCGTAGTTCTCAGCCTTGTACCCGGCGACCTTGGCCTTGACGGTTTCCAGGATGGCGCGAGCGTTCGTGGTCAGGACGCCGAGGTCCTGCTTGTAGACGATGAGGTCCAGCGTATCGGCTGGCTCTCCCTGGGTGAGAATGGCTTCGTTCAAAATCCTGCCCTCCTTGTAGGCTTGGATGACCTCGCGCAGCTTCCAGCCGGCGAGCGGTGTGATCGGTATCTGCTTGTAGTCGCCAGTCTTCGGGACCCAGAGCACGCTCAGCGCGTGGCCGGCGCCGAAGATGGTGTCGTAGAGCGAGAGCTGGACGGTCCAGTAGAAAACCGACTTCTTGCCCTCGCTCTTGATGTCCAGGATCTCGGTATCGGAAATCAGGTCGCATGTCCCGGCGACGGGCATCCCGGCGACCTCCGCCCAGCCAAGGACCTCGGAGCGGTACTCGGACAGGTCAATGGAGCGGTTCACCCACACGGCCTCGCGCGTGGCGAAGGTGCGCTCCTGGACGTCCCGGTGGATTTCCTTTCCCCGCCGGGTCGCCTCCTCTAGGTACCTGCGGGGGATGCGCGAGACGTCCTTCCCGGTCACGGCCGACGCGATCGTCGAGACGGAGGGGACGAGCTCGAATTCGCCCGTGTCCTCGTCTACGAGATGGTATTCGTGCCGCTCCGAGAAGTACGCCAGACGCTTCATGACGCGAGCTTCTCCCTGGCCTCCTGCTCGGCCTCGGCTGACTTGACAATGAACTCGTAGTCCTTCACGGAGATATTGAGCATCCCGCCCTTCTCCTTGATCTTCGCCCCGTATCCCTTCTGTTCGTTGGGGGAGAAGCATCCCGACTCCATGGCCTTCTTCATGCGAGCGCGAAGGTCGGCGAAGGCTTTCTCGTTCTCGTTGACTGGGGGCTTCTCAGGCGCCGCGGAAGGGCGATCCCCCTGCTTCGGCTTGACTTCGTGGGCGTTCGCGTCCGGGTCCTCGATGTCGTCGATCGGAATCGAGAGGACCTGAAGGAGGGCGTACTTGTGCGCGACGGCCATGGCCTTGTTCGCGGCCTTGTCGCCCGAGTCCATCCCCTCCCCTATCACCTTGGCCGACACGCAAGAGCCATCCTTGGCGTAGAAGTCATATCGTACAGTAAGGATCCGGTAGATGAGCGCGCCGCCCGATTTCGTCTGGCGCTCCTCGCTCCGCTCCTGCTCGACGGTCGGGACGGAGAAAACCCCGTACTTGGTGAAAAGGGGATGGATCGCGGCGTATACGTCGTCGATCCCGCGGTAGGCGAACCCCTGCTGCTTGTTGGTCTTGCCCTTCTCGATCGATGGGACTTCCGCGGCGATCGCGGCCAGGGCTTCGTGAATCAATGGCATCGTTCTCTCCTTTAGGCTACGATCTCTTGGATCATGATTTCCACGTCGGCGTGCTCCGGGAACATCGGCACGATGATGCCCTCCGCCTTCCGCCGCGCCTCCGCCTTGTCCACGGCGTCGATCGACCGCCCCTCGGTCGCGAGCCCAGGGACGAACCCGACCGCGAAATAGTGGCGGCAGAGGATCGGGTACTCGTCACGCAGGGAGGGCATGGCGGTCCTCCAGGGCCAGGCTGCGGCGCTTGGCTTCTTCCTCGAGCCAGGTCTTGTACTCGAGCCGCGCGCGGGCCTCGATGTCCTCGTAGGCCTCCTCCGAGAGGAAGGAGTGCCGGGGGCGGCCGGCGATGATGATCTCGATGTTGCCGTAGAAGTCCACCTCGTCGTGGTCCCAGGCACCCTTGACGGTGATCTCGGTCCCGTTGTATTTCATCTCGAACTCGGCCGGCGTTTTCATATCATCTTCCCCTTCTTGAGCGATACGTAGGCGGCGATGGCCGCGATCAGGAGCATGGCTCCGAGTGCGAGGGCTATCATGGCTTCCGCCTACGCCGAGACCACGAGGCCCATGCCGAACCAGCGGCGGGCATCGTCCCGGTCTTCTTCGGCGCACGCGTCCAGGAGGGCGCGCATCTCGATGCAGTCCATCGGGTCCGTGGAGACCGCGGCGATGCCGAGGCGGTAGGCTTCTTGCTTTACGGTTATGTTGTCGAGTGCCCGTTCGATGATCTCGTACCGGTTCATGACGCCCTCCGTACCCGCGGGCTCGTCACTGGGGTTTCGCGCGTGTTCCCGAGCACGACCTCGCGGTCGAGCTCCTTGCAGTTCCCACCCAGGACGCAGAAGAGCACCGCCTTCGGCTCGTCGTTGATGAGAGCCAGGCAGCCTTGGCAGTGCTCGGCGTTCGACTTCTCGATGCGGGCGAGCAGGTCGGTTCCGAAATCGTTCAGTACGCTATCCATGGCAGCTCCTTCGGGTCGGGGTTTGTTCCCGGCTCCTTACTTATCTCTTCTTACATTATCTTACATGCTCTTAAGTAAGTCAAGGGGAATCGCTTTGAATATCTTGCTTTTTCTTTCAACCTCTTATATGTTAAGTACATGGCACGAACACTTACTTTCCAACCCGATGACGGGATACGCGATGCTCTTGAAGTTGTTGCGCAGGAACAAGATAGGTCCCTTTCTTGGGTTTTGAACTTCCTCCTAAAGAAAGGCCTAGAAGCTGATGGACGTCGGCCTGACGGATTAAAATCGAAATCACCCAAGCCTGCGGACGGTCCAGCGCCTCGCAAATAGCGTCCAGCTTTTCGCGCACCTCGGCCTCGACACGGGTCGATATCACCTTATCTTTCATGCGAATATTTCCTTTTTTTCCGTCTTAATTTTCCCGATGACGAGGGCATTCAGCGTCTTGTAGTTGATCTTCGGGAGCTTGTATTCCTTCACAATGTTCCACGACTCCTCGGACACGAGGGAATAGAATACGGATTGAAGGAGCCGTGGGATATAGCGCGAAGACCATCCTCCGGACTCGTTGGCTATCTTGGCGAATTCCTTTTCGATGAGGGCTGTCGTGCAGAAGCGGGCGACGATCTCCTCCTCGACCATCTTGTCACCCTGGACGATGGCCGCTCCCATAGTCTTCGAGTGAATTTCCTTGAACTCCGAGCGGACTATTTTCGCCCACGTCGTGCGGCCGTACTTGTTTTTGTATGAATAGTTTTTAATGACTATCCCCTCCCCCGCTCCGAGCCCATCCTTGACGAGGAATGTGTTTTTTTCGAGCATGTCGATGAATTGCTCGAATGAAGCATTGCGCGCCTCGGCCATGAGCGGGATATAATCGAGGCTGAACTCTTCGAGCATGGGCTTGTAGACCGAATACGGTAGATATTCCATCTCTGCGCCATCGGCCGAATCGACGCACACGTCGAAAATATAGAACTTGCGCCAGGCGTCATCGCGATACGTCTTGAGCGAATGAGGGACGAGCCATTCCCCATATAGCCGATGGTCGGGATGCTTTTCGAGGTATGTCTTGACGCGCTCGTCGGCAATGATCGCGGCATCGAATCCGGCGTTGTCGGCTTCGATCGAAAGCTCTCGATTCCGACTTCCGGTCTTGATCTCTCCGTCGTCGAGCCATACGCTTCCATTTGTCCCGTCGATCTTCGGAAATACGTGACAGACGCCGAGCTCAATATTCTCGACCTCTTCAGTCCCGAACCGCTCCACATGCTGATACTTGACGAACTTCTTACCCATGTTTCACCTCCCACAACACGCACCCCGCCACGCCCTCGATCTTCGCCCGCAGCTCGTCGTCGCTCTCCGTCCAGCCCTCGGCCCGCGCGCGCTCGAGCCAGGGCGGGAGGTGGAGAGGGAGATGGGAGCAGGTGCCGCAGGTCGGTTTCTTCATGCGCCGATCTCCATGTCGAACAGGGTGGGCGCCTCGATCATTTCCTCGATGCCCTTCAAGTACCTGACCCCATCGGTGAAGCTCTCATGGTTCAGCTCGATGCCGTAGCCGCGGCGCCCCATCTTGACGGCCATATATGGTACCGTCATTAGCCCGCCGAAGGGATCGAGGACCAGCTCGCCCTTGGACGAATACCGCTCGATGATCCGCTCCACGATGTCGAATTGAAGCGGGCAGATGTGCATGGTCAATTCCTTGCGCGCCTGCTCGCCGTTCAAGGTCCTCATGCGGTTGATGTCGTCCCAGGCATCCGGAGACCAGGAGCCGGGGGCGACAACCATGAACGAGCTGGGGAGCTTGTCATCCTGCTCGAGCACTTCCGCGAGGGCTATGTGCTCATGGTAGTCGTAGACTGATTTTCGCGAGTACTGGCGGTACATCTCCTGCAACGCCGAGACGGGCGCCTCCTTCAGCTCCTCGAGGGCAAGGAGGCGGTCGCCAGATGAACGCCAGAATCCGTGCGCATCGATCTGCCAGCGCGAGCGCGGGTAGTCGATCTTCGACTTGACGACCGGCTCGTCGGCGTAGGCGCGCGTCGTGTCGCTCGGCAGCTTGCGGAAGAGGAGGACGTACTCCGGACAGCCGATTCCCATCTTGGTGCCGTCCTTGCACTGTTCCGTCCAGCCGAGGCGGTAGGTCTGATTATTCTCGCGCACCACGTCGGTAATGACCGTGATGCGCCCCATGAACTGGAACCCATGCTTGAGAAAGTGCGCCGTCGTCAGGTCCGAGAAGGGATCGACGGTAGGCATGCCGGTACCGGTCGCGTTGCCGAACAGGATCCGGTCCTTGACGTGGATCGCGGCTACCCTGCCCGGCTTGAGGACGCGAAGGAGCTCGGGCGTCAGGTAGTCCATCTGCTCGAAGAACTTCGCGTTGTCCTCGTTGTGCCCGAAATCGTTGTAGGTCGGCGTGTACTCGTAATGGTTCGAGAATGGAATCGAGGTATGGATGAGGTCGACCGAGTTGTCGGCCAGGCGCGGAAGCTCTACAACGTTGTCGTTGAAGACGGCCGTGAACTTCTTCCCGGCGATCTCCTCGCGCTCCACGCCGATGGTCCGGGCCAGCTTCTCGGCGATGCTCGTCGAGTTCAGGCCATGCTGGCGCATTATTTGCGTCATCTGGTTGACGAGGTAGTTATGCTGCTCCCATTTGTCTTGCAGGACGCGGAGAACCGCTTGCTCGCTTTCGGCGTAGATGATATGGATTTCCACCTGCTCGGATTGCAGGAAGCGGTAGATTCGGTGTATGGCCTGGATAAAATCGTTGAACTTGTACCCGATGCCGAGGAAGATCGCCTTATGGCAATGCTTCTGGAAATTGCATCCCTGGCCGGATATATCAGGCTTTGTGGCCAGGTACTTGATCTTTCCATCCTCGAAGGCGCGCGTGATCCTGGTATTCTCTTCCAGGTCCTGCGAGCCGTAGACTTCCTCCGCTTCCGGTATCGCCTTCTTGACCGCTCGGCGCTCATCCTCAAGGTCGTGCCAGAGGATGAAATGGTCGTCAGGTGCGGCGCCGACGATCTCGAGCATCTTCTCGATCCGCGCGTCGAGCGAGTCGCGCTTCTCCTTCGCCGCGTCCTTGAGCCCGAGCGCCGCATCGCGGAAGAGCTTCTCCTGGCCGTTACCGTCAGCTCCGGCCGTGGAGTGATCTACCTTGACCTCATGGTAGAACACCTTCATGGGCGGGAGCTCGTATCCTTCATCCGAGTATCCGAGGTCCGAGGGCTTCGTGATGAAGAGCGCCCAGGTCGATACCCAAAACCAGAATTCCTTTTCCTTGTGCGGGTAGAGGGTGAGGTTATTCGCCTGGATGGAGTCGCGGTGGAAAAAGCGGGTCAGGGCCTGCCCTGTGTCCATGATCCCGAGGAACCCGGCGTAATGGATCAGTTCCTTGAACTTGTTCGGGCTCGGCGTGGCCGTGGCGACGAAGCGGTACTTGACCGTCTGGAACTTGTCCAGGAACTCCTGGTAGGTCTTCGACCCGTAGGATCGGAGTACGCTCGCCTCGTCGAGGGATGCGGCCGTGAAGTACTCGGGACGGATATCGCCGTCCCTGACGCGCTCGTAATTCGTGATGAGGATGCGCTCCTCAGCGTCCTCTACCTCCGCTTGCGTCTTGACGTAGCGGATGACCATGCCGCCGAGGAGCTTTTCCGCGTCGTCCTGGAAGACGTGAACGATGGCCAGCGGCGCCACGATGAGCGCCTTCCCCGGCTCGCGCTCCATGATGATGCGCAGTGCCTCGAGCTGGGTGATCGTTTTCCCCAGGCCGAAGGAGGAGAAGAGCGCGCGCCGGCCGCCGCGGATCATCCAGATTACCGAGTCCCTTTCGTGCGGCTTGAGGATCGGGTTAATGTCGCCCTCCGCGATCGAGAATCCCGACTCCGGCGCGATGACGATCTTCGATTTCAGAAAGTCTTGATAGTCCAAGCTTTTGATCTCCATTATATTTTCATCCTCTCCATTACCTGGTCGTAATACCAAACCGTAGGGCCATCCTCTTCGACCCCTTTCACGCCTTGTCGATAAGCGCATATGCCGCGCACGATGTCTCCTGAATAGGCGATGATGCAATCCTGGAGAAAAAGTGCCGCCACCCTGCCCGCTTGCACTGGGTTCCGAGGGTCGTATTCCCCCCACGCGGCCGCACGCTCTGCGTGATAGACCTCGTAAAGCTGGAAGCGCCCGATAGAAAGGCCATTATCTCCGACCTCGAAATCTTTCTCCCCAGATTCGCGCCGCGCGATCGCCCGCAAGAGCTCTGCCGGCACGATGGTGCCCTCGACCGCGACGTCGTAGACGGTCACGATGCGCGGGACGGATGGGGTGAAGGGCAGAGAGATGAAGCCGCGCGCCGAGGCGGAGAGCGTCACCGCAAGAATCCCCGCGATGAGGCAGACGAATATCTTTTCGCAAATCTTCATGGTCCCTCCGAAAGAAAAGAAAGCCCGGCGGTGAGTAGGCTCTCCTGTCGATACGCCATCCCTGGCACGGCGCAACGGCACCGCGGGCCTCTGGACGTCAACCGCCGGGCAATAGCTGGACTTCGGATTCGAACCGAATTGGCAGCTTCGCGAGCGCCGCCTTTACCATTTGGGGCATTAGGCTATCCCCATCCAGCAAGAGTGGGATGCCGGAATCGAACCGGCGACAATCGGAGTGGAAGTCCGATGCTCTACCTTCTGAGCTAATCCCACGGGATATACTTTTTCTATTCTTCGCCCCTCACGGACTGCGCCCCATCGCTCCACTTTTTTGTTGTCGTGGTAGTGGTTTTCCCGTTGCTTGTCGTAGTAGTGCGCGCTTGGTTTTGGGGGATAAAGGAGCCGTCTCCGGTTGCGAAATATCGCCATTCGCCAGCATCATTGAATCGATAGATTTTCACGGAATCGTATTCAAAAAGAAAAACGACCGAAAAATCATCTCCGTTCGATGCTTTAACCCCGGGGACGGGGTCTCCCTTCGCGGCGCAGCTCTGTAAAAAACAAGCCATGCAAAAAATCAAAGCGATAGCTATTCTCTTCAATGGACCCTCCGTAAAAATGAGCCGAGCGGGACATCGCCCGGCAATTCTCAACGCACAAATCACAGGTTTTCTTTCGCGCGCATGCCCTCGCGCCTGGCCGCCCATACGGGCAAGCCGTTGCCGTGTTCGCGCACGGCGATCCTTCCCAACGCGACGATCCGGCCAAGGACGCGCGCCATGCCGTGGACCCACTCCACGGGCTTTCGCCTCAACGAGGCTATGGAAGCGGCGGGATTCGAACTCGCGGCTGCGTCGGTATTGATTCGCAGAATCACCGACCCAGTCTATCTGCGTCAGCCTTTAACCTCTCAGCCACGCTTCCCGGGAAATCGGCCCGAGCACCGGTCGGGCTAGCCTGGGCCGTTTCCCCCTACGGGTCATTACGTCCAAACACTGGAGGCGAGGCCGAGTCGACGGCCTTCTGTGGATAGGAGCCGATCCACGCCCCACCGAGATGATCACCAATGCACGGATCATCACGGCTTCGGGGCACCCCCTAGACGCCCCGTCTTCCCGGGGCCACGGTCCGCGTCTTACCTCTTTCCGCTCGCGGCGGTCGGTACGCCTGCGGTGGCAGGTTTCATTCGCACGGGATATCGCTTCCCCTCCCTGATCTCCTTCTCGCGGAGCCGCTGCACATGGTTGTGAATCACTCGCTCTTGGCGGAGATCCTCGGGCGTTTTCTTGTAGCAGGAATGCGAGGCGCGGTTGAGGTAGAACTTGAGCGCTTTGGTGTACCGCGCGACTCGCTTCTTCGCCCACTTCGCGCGGGCCCTCTTCGAGATCATGCAGAGAAGGCGCGTGAGGAAGGGCTTCTTGTCGGCGTAGGCCTGCGCCATCTTCTTCGCGTCGGACTCGATCCAGGCGCGCTTGTCTTTCCAGTTCCTCTTGCGCGCCATGTCTACCACCTACCCGATGCGGCGATCAACTTCCGGCCCCTGCGGGCGGAGATGAACTGGAACACCCGGCGGCGGGCGAGGTGCTTCGCGCACTTCTTGGCGAGCTTGTTGCCGGCCTTTCCCTTTCCGGTCCTGCCCCGCTGGTAGTAGGAAGCGCGGCGGTGGTGGTGGTTCTTCTTCGGCGGGGTGGTTTTCACGCGCGGGGTCTGCTTCTCGGTGGCCTGCTTGCGCGCGAACTTCTGCTTGATGATCTCGAAGATGTTCATTCCCTATGCCTCCTGGCTGGGTTCGGCGAGGGGGTCGAGGTTCTCGCCCGCGGCGTTCCCGTCCCCGAAGTCGAGCGACTCACGCTTCTCCCGCGCGGCCTTCTCCGATTCCTTGATGCGGCGCTTCCGGTCTTCCTCGACGTCGTGCCGGAGCACCTCGAACTCGTTTTCGTCTAGGTCCGGGATGGTGAACGGGACATCGCCAGTCGATTCGATGGCGGCCTGGGTGACGTGGAATTCGGCCGAGATGTAGGAGATGATGTCCTTGATCCCTGCGATTTCCCCCTGGAGCGCGGCGACCTCGCGCCCCGACTCCTCCACTTCGAGCTTCGCTTTGTCCAGTTCCATCTGTTGAAGGGCGATGATGATGATCTGGTCGAGCCCTGCGTTTATCATATTTCCTCCTTATTTGGCGTGGATTTCTCGGTAGTCGATGTCCGGGTATTTGAAGAGGAAGAGCTTCCGCTTGATGAGATACTTGTCCGTTAGCATGCCCTTGCAGTCCTCAATCACGGTTTTCCCGTTCATGATCTGGATGTAGCTGAAATCGGCGATGTACTCGATCGCGCGGATGTTCCCGTATTTCTCATGCTTGAACTTTTCTTGAAGGATGAACTTTACCTGGCATTTGAGGTCCTTGATGATCCCGGCGCGCTCCATCATCTTGAGCTCGGCGAAACGGTTCATCTCAGCCTTGGAATCGAAAACGACACCGTCCAGGGTCCGCAGATCCTTGTTCGATACGCGAATACGGGAAGCGCCAGGCGCGCTCTTCTTTTTCGTTGCCCTCATCAGCTCGGACATCATTTCCCCTTCGTGTATCGCTTGGCATCCTGCAAAAGCAGGAACCATTTGGCTATCAATTCCTTGACTCTGAACTCGAGGTCGTCGATCTTCGCGTCCATCGCGGCCATGCGCTCCTCGAATGCCGGGTCGATCATCCGAGCCGCTCCGCCTGGACGAAATCGGGAAACTCCATGTTCCCGGCATCGTCGGTATATCGTCCGCGCACATGCTTCTCTTCAATGACGCGCTTCTCGATCGAGCGAACGTGCTCCATGATTTCGTCGAGGCTATGAAGCCGGCCGATGAGGCACTCGCGCAGGAAGCGGATCTCTTCTTTCACGGACTTGAGCGCCTCGGGCATCGAGTCGATGGGGTGTAGCTCCTCAACGACTGGCGCGGGAGGAGGAGGAAGAAGCGGGGCCGTGGCCAACTTCCCCGACTTGCATTGCACGCGGTGACCCTTGTACTGGATGTCAACTTCGTAGGTCCCGGCGAATCGCTGTTTGATGTAGACGGCGAAGGATTCCAGCTTTACACCGCAGGCCTTCGCGGCCTCGGCATACCCGATCTTCTCCACCCCGTCGATGAGGAATAGCTTCGATGGCGACCTCACGCGCTCACCCCCAGCGCCTGCTGCTTGTCCTTCGCGCTCATCAATTCCCAGCGCTCCCGGCGGTCGGCCTCGGGCACCTCTTCCCAGCGCTCAACGGTCGTCAGCCACCAGCGGCGCGGGACCTCGCCGAAGTCGGCCCGGCCGAAGTTAGGCATGCGCCAGGGCCGCTCGGAGATGGAGGACCGCGAGACGTGATAGCGCGCAGCCAGGTCGTCGATGGTCAGGGATTTTCGCTCGACTGCGGAATCCACCTTTTCGGCGATCTCGTCAACGCGATCGAAAAGATAGGTGAAGAGGTCGGCGTATGGAGCCCGGGCAGGGTCGGGGCGCTGCATTAGTACCCCCTCGCCATGAAAGCCCGGAGCGGCTCGCAGGAGGTGAACATCGACAGGCCTATGAGGGCGATGATGGCGAAGAACGCGATCCACGCGGCCAGAAGCTTCCACCCGACATAGCGCGCGAGGCGGGTCAGCGCGTAGATGATGAGAAAAGCAGCGATTCCACCGAAAAACACAATTCCGAAAATCACGATGGCCCAATATCCAGGCCCCATGACGATGACCTGATCGCTCATAGCTCGCCGTCCGTGGGGAGCGCGAGGGAGAAGGCACGGAAGCCGAAGAACGAGATCGCGGTCAGGATGGCGATCACTCCGTAGACGATGAGCACGATTACGAACGCGGGCATTATTTCGCCTCCTGCAGCTTGCCGTCTTTGAGTTGATAGAAGGTATCGGGCTTGATTTTCTTCCCATCGACACGAGCGCTTTTCACCGCGATGCGCTCCCAATGATCGCCAACATCTTTCCATTCGGAAACGACAATCCAATTCCCCAGCGAGGCTTTGGCCATCCCATATATTCCGCAGGCAATCGCTATGCCCTGGTATCCCGTGGCCGATGCGGCGCCCCGGATTCCTGTGGCCGATGCGGCGCCCCGGATTCCCGTGGCCGATGCGGCGCCCCGGATTCCCGTGGCCGATGCGGCGCCCTGGTCTCCCGTGGCCGATGCGGCGCCCTGGTATCCCGTGGCCGATGCGGCGCCCTGGTCTCCCGTGGCCGATGCGGCGCCCTGGATTCCCGTGGCCGATGCGGCGCCCTGGTCTC